CATGTACCATACATTAAATTTCATCACGTAAACTACCAAGTGAGATTAGATACAGATGGTAATATATTAAAAAAAGAATCATCATTAAGATCACTTTGGTTATATCTTAAAGCATTATTTTCAGGTAAAACTGTCAAAGATCATATGGGTGATGGATATTTAAAAGCATTAGAAAACTGGATTAAATGAGCGAAACAAATATAAAGGATATAATTAGACAAGAATACGTTAAATGTCTAACTGATCCTATCCACTTTATGCGTAAGTACTGTATGGTACAACACCCAACTAGGGGACGTGTAAATTTTAATCTATACCCATTCCAAGAGCAAGTATTAAAGTTATGGTTAAAGAATGATTATACAATCATTAACAAATCACGTCAATTAGGTATATCAACATTAGCTGCTGGTTTTTCATTATGGACAATGTTATTTCATAAAGATAAAACTGTATTATGTATTGCAACTAAGCAATCAACAGCTGTAAACATGGTAGATAAGGTACAATTTATGTACCAACAATTACCAGCTTGGCTTAAAGGTAAAGAAAAACCCGATTCAAATAACAAATTATCATTAAAATTATCTAATGGATCCCAAATCGTTGCATCATCAGCTGCGTCAGATGCTGGTCGTTCATACGCTGTATCGTTACTACTAATTGATGAGGCCGCCTTTATTGATGGAATTGATCGGATCTATACCGCAATTAAACCTACAATTTCATCTGGTGGTGGATGTATAGCATTATCATCCCCAAACGGTATTGGTAACTGGTTCCATAAAACTTGGGTTGGTGCTATCAATAATGAAAATTCATTTTTACCAATTAAATTACCTTGGGATGTACATCCTGAACGTGATGCTCAATGGTTTGAAAATGAAAAGGCCAATATGGGAGCTCAAGAAATCGCCCAAGAATATGAATGTGACTTTTTAGCTTCTGGTAATAACGTTGTAACAAACGATATTTTAGAATACTATGAGCAGAATCACATTATGGATCCTGTTGAAAGACGTGGTATGGGTGGTGATTATTGGATTTGGGAATATCCAGATCCGTCTGAAACATATGTTGTGTGTGCTGACGTTGCTCGTGGCGATGGAAGTGACTACTCAACATTTCATATTATAGCAACTAAAGCATATAAACAAGTAGCTGAATTTAAATCTAAAATCGGTACTCGTGAATTTGCAAATAATTTAATTACAGCCGCTATTGAATATAATTCAGCATTGTTAGTAATTGAAAACGCAAATATTGGATGGGACGTTATTAATTCAATTATTGAACGTGGTTATTCAAATTTATATCACTCGCCTAAAGGTGGTGATATGTCGATTGATAATTTTGTGTACAAGATGGAAAATGATCAAACCGTTCCTGGATTGACTAACTCATCTAAAACACGCCCATTATTTATTTCTAAATTAGAATCTTCATTACGCGATAAGCAATTTGTATTTTATTCTAAGCGTCAATTAGAAGAACTAAGAACGTTTATTTGGGATCATGGCAAAGCACAAGCACAAGGTGGGTATAATGATGACTTAACAATGGCATTATCGTTTGGATTGTAATGAAAGAAAAGAGGATTAGTTTACCACCAAAATGGTACAGACATGACTAGAGCAACATTAAATAATATTAATGTAGCATCATCAGGTATTAGTTCAGGAACATATAGGGAAAATAATCCTTGGCAAATGAAAGATGTACATGGAAATACTCACGATCTAAATTGGCTAATGTAATGTTCCTCATTATATTCGATATTTATAACATATAATACATATTGAGTAACACAAAATAATATGGCAATAGATACTAGTCTATTCGGACGACTAAGAAGATTATTCTCCACTGATGTAATTATCAGAAATGTAGGGGGAAATCAGTTACGTACAATTGATGTTGATCGTTTACAAACATACGGTAACATTCAAACAAACTCATTAATAGATAGATTCAATAGAATCCATGCTGGTAATTCAAAACTAGCATACACTCCATTAATGAATTATCAGACATTACGTACTTCACTTTACACGGACTATGAAGCAATGGATACAGATGCTATCATTGCTTCAGCGTTAGATATTATAGCTGATGAAGCTACTCTAAAAAACGAGCAAGGTGAAGTATTACATATTAAATCCCCTAACGAGAAAACACAACGTGTACTTTATAATTTATTTTATGAAGTTCTAAACGTAGAATTTAATCTATGGGCATGGGTTAGAACAATGTGTAAGTATGGTGATTTTTATCTACACTTAGACATTGCCGAAAAATTTGGTGTATATAATGCACTTCCATTCTCTGTATATGATGTTCAACGTGAAGAAGGAACTAATGCTGCTAATCCATCATATGTGCGTTTTAAAATCAATATGAACCAATCATATGGATACGCTACAAATACAAATAGAGATGATTATTTTGAAAACTACGAAATAGCCCACTTCAGATTAATTTCAGATCCATCATACTTACCTTATGGCCGTTCATATCTTGAGCCAGGCCGTAAAATATTTAAGCAATTAACTTTAATGGAAGATGCGATGTTAATACATCGTATTATGCGTGCACCTGAAAAACGTTTATTTTATGTAAACGTAGGAAATATTGCTCCAAATGAAGTTGATGGATATATGGAGAAAATGAAACAACGTATCAAGAAAACTCCATATATTGATCCACAAACAAATGATTACAATTTAAAGTATAATATGCAGAATCTAACGGAAGATTTCTATCTGCCGCTTAGAGGAAATGATTCATCAACTAAGATTGATACATTAAAAGGATTAGAATATACAGCAATCGAAGACGTATCTTACTTACGTGATAAATTATTTGCTGCATTACGCGTTCCAAAAGCATTCTTGGGATACGAAAAAGATTTAACTGGTAAAGCTACTTTAGCATCTGAAGATATTCGTTTTGCTCGTACAGTAGAACGTATACAACGTATTGTTGTATCTGAATTAACTAAAATCGCTTTAGTTCACTTATATACTCAAGGATTTGATGATGCTGAATTAACGAATTTTGAATTGTCGTTAACTACTCCATCTATCATTTATGAGCAAGAAAAAATTGCTCTATGGAAGGAAAAAGTTGAATTAGCTGGTAATATAATGGATAAATCATTATTACCAACTGATTGGATCTACCAAAACATATTCCACTTCTCAGAAGATCAATACGCTGAATATCGCAATCAAACGATTGAAGATAAGAAACGTTCATTCCGTATTTCACAAATCGAAAACGAAGGTAACGATCCAGTTGAATCAGGTACATCATTTGGTACGCCACATGATTTGGCTTCATTATATGGTAAAGGCCGTTACGGTGAGGTACCTATTGGATACGATGAAAAAGAAGCAGGACGTCCTGAAGAAAAAGTATCTGATTATGGAACACAAGATCACGCATTGGGTAAAGATCCAATCGGTTCAAAAGGTATGCATGAGCCATTAAAAGCTGCTGCAGGTACTGGTGCTACTTGGACATTAGAAAATGCTAGAGTAGAATATTTAAAGAATAAGAAAATGTTAGAGAGTATTAAAGTAAGTAAAACTAACGTATTCGAAGAACCTTCCATACTAAATGAATCAAATATTCAAGATATATAAACTAATCGATATTTATAACAGAGTAATACTAAGACATGTCTAAATTAAAAAATTCTAAATACAAAAACACTGGTATATTATTTGAGCTATTAGTGCGTCAAATTGCTAGTGATATTTTGTCTAATAAAGAACCACACGCGACTACTTTAGTTAAAAAATACTTCTCTAACACAGAAATAGCTAAAGAACATAAATTATATCAAGCATTAATTAACGTAAAATCATTAGCCGAATCTAAAGCAGATAGCTTAGTTGAAACTATTTTAAAATTATCTGAAAAGTTAAATAAAACTGCATTACGTAAGGAAAAATATAACTTAATTAAAGACATTAAGGAAACTTATAATTTAGAAGATTTTTTTAAAGCTAAAATACACAATTATAAAATCAATGCTGCTATTTTTAATTTAATGGAAGCACATACTTCAACTGAATTTACTGATCCTAAAATCGTTATTGATAATCGAGTAACTTTACTTGAGTTTCTAACAAATAAAGCAGTAGATAAATCAGCTATACAAGATCAAGTAATGGAAGAATATTCCAAACAAGATAAAGGTACTCGTATGATGATTTATAAAATGGTAGTTGAAAGCTTTAATACTAAATACACTGACTTACTACCAGAGCAAAAAACATTATTGAAGGAATTCATTAATAATATTTCTAATACTGTAACATTAAAAGAATATATTAATAATCAGATTCAAAACGTTAAATTAGAATTAGAAGTATTAACATCTAAAATTGTAGATAAAAAAATACAGATTAAATTATCAGAAGTAAATAATATACTAAACATGATCCCTAAATCGGAAAATGTATCTGATGATGATGTATTAAATTTAATGAAGAATTACGAATTACTACACGAATTAAGAACAGCATAATGGAAAAATTACGTGAATTAATACGTCAAGCAATAGCTGAAATTTTAGATGAAGATAACGTTACTGGAGGTGGTGAAGCTTATTTAACTAAATTTGCATTCTCTAAAGGTGGTAAAAACATAGCTACTAAAACTGCTGAAAAGTTAGGATATAAAGTAGTTGGTAATCGTCCAAAAACAGGTAAAACATTTGAATTTGTTAAATACGAAGGACAAGATCCGATTAATGAAGTATCATATCGTTCATTTACTAAAACAGTGTCTGAAGTTACTCCTGAACATAAAATATCAAAAGCAATAGTAGGTATTAAAAAACGTCTACGCGAAATTGATCAAATCGTTGATTATAGCATTCGCTTACGTAACGAAAATAGCCTAACCACTGAAAATTATCTTACTAATTCAGTTCGTGGATTAGAAGAAATAACAACACGATTAACCGAATTAGACAAGAAAATTAAAAATTTAAAAGAATAATGAAAAGCATATTCGATCAATATAAAGCATTAAGCGAAGGAACATTAGGCCAAGCTCAATTTTTACGTAATGTAAAAATGACATTACCTAAATTTGTTTCTAATACAACATCATTTAGTGATGCTGTTAAAATTTTAAAAAGCAAAGGTATTATTTCTGAAGCTAAAGCTGACGATTATGCTCATTATTGCAATCCACAAGAATATGATTTGGGGATGCGCTATGAATTAGATAAAGGTACTGATGAAGATAAAGCATCTAAAATCGTTTATAAGAACTTAGCTGATAATGCTGCTTATTATTCTCAACTTCATTTAGCTGGATATGATGAATCAGCAATGGCTAAAGATCGTAAAAAACGCACTGATTTACCTATCGAAGTTAAAAAAGATAACTTTATTGATGCTGCAAACGGTGTTAAGAAAGTTAAAATGGATAAGCTAACCGAAGATGAAATGATCATTTTAGTTGGTAATATATTAGCAGAAGTTGCTGATCAAAAAAAAACTGATTTAACTGAGTCGATTGAAGACCAAATCCAACAACGTACTCAAAAACGAATCGATTATCTTCAAACTAACTATGGTGAAGTTGAAAACTCAGAAAAAAATCTTTCTAGAGTTTTAGCTATAAAAGCACTAAAAACAAATCCAAATTTATCTGATGAAGATAAAGCATATTTAGATGCTGAATTTGATAAGTTAAAAGACAAATCATCTGCATCATCTGGTCCTGGATCAGTAGAATTATACAGATTGGGACAAAAAGGAAATTATACCGGAGACTAATGGAAAAACAATTATTAATAGAAACAGCCTTATTTACCGCTACTCCTCAATCATTGAAGGAGTCGATGATGAATCCTAACGGTAAAATGTTTGTAGAAGGTTTAATACAAATGGCTGAAACTAAAAACGGCAATGGACGTGTCTATCCGTTTGAGACTTTAAAACGTGAAGCCGATAAATACCTACAAGGACCAGTTAAAGAACGTCGTGCATTAGGTGAATTAGACCATCCAGATTCTCCTGTTATTAACTTAAAAAATGTATCACATAACATTGTAAGTTTATATTGGAAGGGGCGCGAATTACACGGTAAAATTGAAGTGCTACCTACCCCATCGGGTAATATATTGAAAGAATTATTTAATAACAATATCACCGTAGGTATCTCGTCTCGTGGAATGGGTTCTGTACGTCAAATTGGTGAAACAATTGAGGTACAAGACGATTTTGAATTAATGTGTTGGGATTTTGTTTCAACACCTTCAACACCAGGTGCATATATGGAAGTAGTAAATGAATCTATTTCATATTCAAAACCATCAAAAGACTATTCTAAAATTGATAGCTTAATTACTGAAATTATTTGTAACCGCACAGGATTCTGTACCTGTGATTTTGATAATATATAATGAACTTAGAACAAATCGTAAAAGAAACTGTAGCTAAAATTGTTGCTGAAAAAGAATTAACAGCTGCTGAAGAAAAAAAACGTGAAGAAATTGTTAAAGCAATGAAGAAGGATTTTAAAGGTCCTGCTCCTGCTATGTACGCAATCGCTACTGATAAAGCTAAAAAATTAGCTGAAGATGGATTTTTTAATTCCACTGACCTAAACCACCAAAAAGCAGCAATTGAAATTAGTAACTTTTTACTTAAAAATATTCCCCAATATATGAGTGCACAAGATGCCGGAAAGTTATTACAATATATGGGTAGTGAGTTAGGAAAAGATAATAATTGGCA